CTTGATCCTATTACCATTGCATAATTTGAATCTAATGAAATAGTTTGTGTTTCCCATGTAGGCTCTAACCTAATAGCTTTCAAGTCATCTCGATAACTATTAAGCATTTCTTTCATTGTCAGCATATCATCACCATTGCGAGCATACTGACCAATGATTTGAAAATATTTTAATTTTGCCACTTCTATACAAATAGATACTATTTCATCCGGTGCCCTGGTAGTGTCGTCATCGGAATTATAGACATCAAAAGGATCGTATCTTGTGGCATAAGTATTGACAAAGTTTGTAGCTCCTGAAACCGCTCTTGATAATTCATTGTTATCATTAACCGCATCAGCATCTAATTCAGCCCCAAGTTTTACCTTGGAGCTTTTTCAGGTTACCAAGAAAAGAAAAAAAATTAAAATGCTTGCTGTTAAGCTACTAATTTGTCTCTGATTAATGTTGCTTTTGAGCTATAAGTAACACCATCAGATGATCCTTTAAACTTAATATTAAGCCGGATCTGATTATCCTGGATATTGTTTACTATAAGCACATAGTTTCCAACATTGTTTGCAAATCCTACACCGGCACTATCACCAATGGGAAGGCAGTCAAGCTGTACATATGTACTCGATGCTGCCACCGTATTCGCTTCAACATAGAAAAATATTGCATCGTAACCCGTTTCAAAATGGGTTTCGGTCACTAAAATCTCTATTGCGAAAAGTCCTTTACCCACAAAAACCGCTGTAGTGGTAGTATCGCTTGTTATACGATTGGATGCTGCCAAGGCAGTCGTTGAATCTGTGTTTCTCCAGGGCATACTCCAATCATTATATTGCTGATATGATGCCATGTTTTATCTCCTTATTTAAAATTTATCGTTTCTAAAGGTTTGGAATCTGATTCCGATCTTACGACTTGAACATTATTTTTTGTCGGGGTATTACCGAGAAAATCATTTGTTGAAGTTGATTCTCCTCCAATTTCAATAGGTTCCATCGCTACTTTCGGTGAATTACCTAAATACTCATCAATAGGTGTTGAACCATCGTCTTTGATTTCTTTCAACAATCCAACTTCTTTAGCTAATTTTTCAACCATAGAAATCAAATAATCAACTTTTCTTAAAAGGCCGTTATCTTCTTTTGGTTTTCTTTTATAAGGCCTTTTGTTTTTCTTCAACAAATTTTCAACTTGTTCAGGATGGCTTTCTTTTACGTCCGTTTCCTGCTCAAGGTTTTTGTTTTCCTCAGTCATACAATCCCTTTTTTGTTAATATTAAGTTACTGAATTAGCAACATATTGAAGTTTTGCAACACATCTTTTCGATTGCGGTGCTGTTCCAATACCCCACTCCAAATCAAAAGCTTCCATTACTGAAATTTCTTTCATTTCATGGAACTTTATACTTTCATCTTCAAACCCAGTAAAATTTTCAGGTCCGTACGTAACACCATACACAGTTGTACTTGACCCATCTCCTTTTGTATTTGATAGCATATCGACACCGGCACCATCTTTAAGAACAATGCAAGGTATTCCTGCATAGAACCCCGCAAATTTTCCAAAGTCAGTTTCTGTATAATTAATGTTTTGAGTCAGAAAGTCAGTGGTACTTGCCTGACCTCTTGCGATTTTCTGTAATCTCAAATACGGGGTTTGGTTCATATATAAATAAGTTCTACCATGCATAATGTTCAACGTTAGCCCCTTCAAAAATATCCTTAGTCAAAATATTGGCATTTGCTGCCAATTGTGCCCGTCTTTGCTCTTCAATTGTTGCAGGTGCTAAACTTTTTACTTTTCTATCGAGCTTAAATCTTCCACCAGCAATTTTGATGTTACTTGCAAACGGTTGCTTTTTTGCTTTCGTTGCAGTAAATTCAGCATCTAAATTTCTATATCCAGCTGCACTTGTTGAATACGCAAGTTGATTTTGAATAGACCATTTTTTTGTGCCTCCAGGCGCATCTTCCAAAGGCATTACGCTTAAAGGATGAGATGAAAGCGCATATGTTTCTATTGCTCCACGCGCCCTTCCTTCAGGCAAATTTCCTGCTACATCCAGTAGTGATATATTTCCAGTTGCCATTTATTTTCTCCTGTTATTTGTCCATAGATAACATTCTGGCAGCGTTTTTCTGTCTTTCCGCAATAGTAGTTCTCGATTGACCATAATTACTTTGGTGATTTTTTGAACTATTATTGTGATCGTGTCCTGATCCAGAATTTCCGCTGCTTGCAATAAACCCTTCATTATTAGATGCGAAATAATCAGCTAATTCATCGACGGTTGCCGTTTGGATTTCTTTTTTATCGTTTCGAGTATAAAACTTTTTTTCGATAGTCCCATCCTCATTTACAACAACTTTTGCCAATCCTTCGCCTATAATTGTATGCAGGGCAGATGTGTTATATTTTGTATTTTCACCGTCCAGGATCTTTTTCCCGGTTAGTGCTTTGCTAAGAGTATTTCTCAATGTTTCATTTGCAGTGTCAAGTTTTAAAGTCTTGGCATTTTCTTGCTCTGTTTTTCTAAGATCTTGTTCAGTTTGCAAAGATTTAGTAACTATTTCCAGCTTACTATTTATTGCGGTAAATTGTGCTGTAACGTCTTCGTTCATAACGCCCTTCTTATAGTCTTCGATTTTCTTTTTATCTTCATCAGTTAATTGATTGCTTTGTAGTCTTTTGATTTCAGTATCTTTATCCTTTACACTGGTTTCAAATCCTTCAACTTTAGTTTTGTAATCTTTCTCTGATGTCTCCCATTTTTCCCGCTGCTTCGTTAAATCGTCATTAGCCTTCTGAACTTTATCCTTTGCCTCTGCTTTGTCATCAAGATCAGTGACAATATCAATTACAAATTTTTCACCAACTTTTAAATCTGCCAAAACCTTCTTTAATGCTGCACTTAATGCCATTGAAAAAATCTCCTGTCTATCAAAATTCCTTTATTAATAGTTTGCTCGGTCCTTTGAGCTATAAATAAAAAAAGACCTATTAAAATCATCCCCGGTTCCTTTCGGAGAAAAAATTAATAGGCCTTTTTGCAAGATACCTAACTATTATTTTTAAATTATTTTATTCTATATCCACTTTTCTCTTTCTATGATCAATTAAATACAAGATGTTTCCTTCATAAAAATGTATCTCTGTCGATCCTGTATATGACTTCCTAACATCGTCAACAATTAATGTGCTTACATATTCAGCCTTTTCCAGTTTTTCTACTAAACTGTATTTTTTATTCTTAACACTCATCATACACTAATATTATAATATATTAAGATTTGTAATATTTCAACTATTATTTTAAATTCATTCTATCTTTTAATATTTTTTCCCTTTTCCTTCGAATCATAAAAGGCTTTCCAGGTACAATTTTGGGGAATTCTGTGTATTTATTTTCATCATATTCATTTTCTTTTAGTGGTTCTTTTTCGTTTGGCATTGTCTTCCTCCAAAAATTTATATTGATTTTTCCTGGCTTCAAAAACTCTTTCATCACTGGCAGTTGCCAAAACCAATGTGTCTTTGTTTACTGAAAATTCTCTTACTGTTGGGAATTTTTCATCTGCTATTTTAATTGGAACAATTTTACACAAACATGAAGCACCACAAATAGTTCGACCTGTTCCCGGTAATCCTCTTTTAACCCATCGATCATAAGGCAGTATTTTTCCAGCTCTTAACCGGCAATCAGGACAAGGTTTTTTAGACACTGTTATCCAAACAAATTGCTCATTAAATTTAGACTCTTTTAAATATTCATCAATTTCTCTTGCAGACTGTTCTCTTCTTTTTGCATCAACAGTTACTCTTTTAACTCTTTTTGCAAATCCCTGGACAACGCCATCTTTATCCCTGCCAGCGATTACTAATTGATTTAACAAATCCTTGTCTTTTAAGCCTCCAGCTTTCCCTCGTTTAAAAAACAAAGCAATATCGTCTTTTAAAATGCCTTTTTCTTTCCCCAGTTCTGTTAATGCAAGATCTAATCTTCTTTTTGCCTGTCGATCAGTAGACTTGTTAATTAGTCGTAATTGCCTTTGTGAAAGATCAGCCCTTTCTGATTTCGCTAAATATGTTTGAATTGCTTTCTTGCCTAATATCCTGCCTCGAATACCAGCATTTTTAATATATCTTTCCTGGGCAAATTCTAACTCTTCAATCATTCTATTTAATCTGTCAGGATCTGTGTATAATGATTTAGAAGCCGCATAAACATTCGTAATAGCCTGAACAGGATTTCTACCATCAGTAGATTTCATCCTGATTTCTATTTGTTGCGAATCAATTAATTCTTGTTCAAGAGATTTAATTGATTGTAATTCGTTTTCGTTTAATTTAGGCATTTACCCCCACAAAATTATCACTTCTATGTTCAGTCATGTCTCGATTAGTTACAGAGCTTTTATCACCGATATGTTGGACTAATGACCTTCCGACTCTGGCATTGTGCCAATTAATAAGATGTGCAGCATGTGCTATTTTATAATCTACAACATTTAATATAAAATGTCTTCTCATAAGATTCTTTGGTATTCTATCGACATAATATTCATCTATTACATTATATTTATTTCGAAAAGCAGCCCAGAATTCTCGTTTAATTATCCATGTAACACCACCAGGATGTCCGCTCGGAAGAATATAATATAGTTTTTCTGAATTTTTGCTTTTATTATATAGACATAAAAAGCCAATTTTAAGGTTTTCTTTTTCATCGATTTTTCTTAATATATGCAATCCGTTTTTTAACCAGTTTTTTGAAAATATAATATCATCCTGAAGAAAAATAATATATTCTGATTCGGGAAATTTGTTATAAAGATACTCAATTGCCCAAACTGTATTTAGTGTAGTCCCTAATTGCCGTTGTCGATAAATCACATTAAATTGATTGGCGTAATTTGACAGCAATGTTTCTTTGTCTTTGTTCTTAGAAAAGTCATCAAACACATATACATTACTTAAATCGGCATTTGTTTTTATTAACGATTCAATACACTCTTGAAAATATTGTGGCCTTTCGTATGTTGTAATCATTATAGGGTACATCTATCAACCTCTTTTGCAATAGATAAAACACTCGGTTGCCACTCAGGGATAAATATGCATGGCGTTTTAAAAGGATTCCACATTTTTAAATATCTATCTCTGTTGTTATACAATCCTCTGTCTGGAATGTCAGACCATACAATACTTTTTAGTCCACAAAGAAGCCCAAATAATACCGGTCCTGACGATGGTGATAATAATAATGTACTCGATGCCATTGTATCTGCAAGTATATTCAACGGAACACCTCTTAAATCATGTGTTCCCTTAATCCAATGAGCGCCGTCTTTAGATCCAATACTGGCAATGTCTCTTGTTTTATTATACCTCAACACCAATTCTTCCCATTTAACAATCGGCCAATTTCGGTAACCGGTATTCAAATTGTCTGTAGATCGTGCATGAATTAATATATCAAATTTTTTGTTTTCGTCAAACTTGCCATACTTAATAAATTTTTGTTCTGTTTTTGGGTTTAGGCATAGTTCCCTGGAAGGATAAATATGGTCAATTTTAGAAGAATGAAAATCTGTATAATCATCTCCAAGTTTATACACTCTTTGATTAGTCATCCACATATTACGAGTTTTGATTTCATAATGGAAACTATTAAATTTGTCTGTAAAATCTTCATACAAATAACGATATTGCCTTTCGCAACCCATAACAACTTCATCATATCTTTCAGCCATCTTTCTAATAATTCCTTGCCAAGTCATAAGCATATGGCCAAATTCTCCTGCATGGTGTCCGGCTATTAGTGTTGTCATGTTTGTGCTGACATTGTTGATAAAGGAGATTGATACATTTGATTCCTAAAATCTTTCATTAACGCATCATACGTTATAGATTTGTTGTCTGCCGATGTTGTATATTGATATTTTGGACTATACGTTCTTTTAGTTATTGCTGGTGTTGTATATGTTACTTTCTTAACCTTAATATAAGCATATAAACAACCCTTTTCAAATGACCACCGGTCACCGTTTTGAACTTTTGCACCTGAAAATCTATCGTTTGCCAATGTCACAACGGTAAAACCTGTCCATTCTCTTGACTCTAATTCTTTCACATCCTTACACCAATCAAAAAAGAAAATTACATATTTCCACATTGCTTTTCGTTTTCTTCTTGAGCTTCCAACCTTGTAATACAATATAGCTTTTCTGTTTCCTTTATCATTAAACAAAATAGTATCAACACTTTTTTCAAAATTTTCTATTATTCGCGGATCCTTCATTCTTCCTCCAACCACTCTTTTAATATTAATTTTTTGATATACTTTTCGTCATTCCTCAGTAACTTCTCTAATTTTGACAATATTGATTTTTTGTTAAATGGAATCTGCTCTTTTAACACTCTCTTCTTTTGAACAAATACAGTACCTTTAACATTGGGTTGATTTATATCGTCAGTTTTAGTAGTGTTTGCTATTATATCAGTAAATCCTCCCCAGTGTACTTTGACAACGATATTAGTTAGATTCAGGTTCATTATCTAAAATTTCCTTTACATGATTAATCGTTTCTCCAATAGTTTCAGTTCTGGCAGGATTTTTATTGTAATCATATACAATATACCCGCCTTCTTTAATTTTGATGTTTATTAAGTACTTATACTCTTTTTTCTTCATTAATCAAATCCTTTAAATATTGTGCGGCTACTGGTATTGAAAGATATTCTTTGTAATAAGAAGATATAATTCTTTTGTAATGATCATTTTTGCCTTCTTCTATTCCTTCTCTAACACGATTCCAAAAAACTTTTCTGTTGGATATTTTTCCCCAATCATATTCTCCGTTAAAATACTCATCGTCTGGACAATAAAAATCTATTAAATATTTTTCTTTCCAAATATTAACCGTATCTAAACAAATAATTGGTAATCCACAAGCTAACATTTCAGGAATCACTCTTGGGCATGAATCAACATTCTCATAAGGAACAATTCCGACATTGCATTGATTGATATATTTATTCATATCAATTCGATCAACATATTTAACAGTTACATTGTCAGGAGGATTGTCTTCTATTCTTCCACCTAAATGAAGAATTGATAAATCTTTTGGCACAGTTTGATAAACCCAATCAATATTCTTGAAAGGATGCCCATGCTTCGCAATAAAACATACATCATATTTAGTCTCACATTCGATAGGGTGAAAATGTTTAGCTGCTGACTTCACGAAAAGTTCAACCCGTAATTTAGGAAATTTTGATAGAACTTCCTGTTTTTGTTTTTCAGTGTCTACTAATATTAGATTGTAATTTATACCGGGATCAGGCATATATCGCTTGCCAGATGAATACCTGATGATATAAGAATCTTTCCATGCTTTTAGTATAGGAAGATATGAAGAAAAAGCTCCTCTGGCAAAAACCATATCTGGTTGTTCAGCGTATTCAATAATCTGATTGGGCGAACTTGTTATTATATCATATTTTGTTTTACATGGACCATTTATCTCTCTGTTTAAAAACTCTATTACAGGAGGAAAATTTTCTTTGTTATTAAGCCAAGTCAAATCTCCATCACTACAAAGCTCTTCAAATAACTGACAATACATATCCGAATCTTCATTATATGTTTTTTCTATTTCCTGATGATTTTTGCTTTCTCCCCTTAACATCATCCATGATTTATTCATTACACATTCTCTCCATAAGTCTAAAATCTACCAATCCTAAAGGACATCGACCTACATTTGCAGAGGTTAAGGCACAATCTCCGCAATTGTTTTTGCGCTGATGCCAATTGCAACAATATCCCCAATGTTTACATTCATGTTTTTTCTGATTGCAATTTACGCATAAAGTTCCGTTCATCTTTTCCACCAAGTAACATTTTTAGCATTCTGATTATTCTTATTTTCTTTTCCAGGCTCAACAGCATTCCATTTCATTAAGCCTTGTTTATCCCGCCATTCCCGGCCGATGTCCTCAACACACCATTCTGAACAATAATCCTTTAATCCCTTTTTCTGTATCTCGAATAATACTTTATCCAATTCTTCATTGCCCTGACCTGCCCTTAATTGCTTCTCAGGATCTTTATCTATTCTCATATGCTTTGCAAGCCTTCTAACAACATCGCCTTTCCATAGACTTGGTTGCAATGCTACCTTGTGCATACAGTTCAAATGTGGAGCATGGACCTTTGGAAAACGCATATAATCAAAGTTTTCTTTTTCCATCCTTTCTATACATTTATTTAGATCAATTTCTCGAATGAATTTCCAATCATCCTCCATGTGAAAAACATATTCAGAAGTTGAATTTTCCCATACTGTTTTTACTGCTTTAGCGAAATTGCCTTCACCAAGCACAGAGAAATGGACCTCGGCTTTAGCTGGATTAAAAGACCCAATAGCAATTCCCATTCTCATAATATCGTTAATTAATGTATAGGCTTCTTTTCGAGGAACAGTGTCAATGTTCATGACAAAATTTATCAACCCATCAAATTTTGTCATTTTTTCAAAGCTTGATAATGTTTTGTATAATATCTCTGGCCTTAAAGTAGCCACAATACATAAATCAATTTGTTTCATAATTTCTTTTTACTTTCTAACAATAAAACGATTTCCGAAACAGGCATTCCCTTTAAAAGCATTTCGCCAACAATAGTTAATATTAATTTTGCCCATCTCGGAGATAGTGGGTATTTAATTATTGGTTCGCATACCCATGTTTCATAATTTTCACATAGTTCTTCTGGGAGACTTTTACATCCTCTCAATAATAAATTATCTCTTTCCATTAAAATTCTTCCTTAATAATTTCAGTGAGAATATATTTCCATCGTTTGTTTTTGTCTTTTTCAAATCCTATCGACCTATCATCTATGTAATATTTTGCCGGTGGTTTTTCTGCTGTCACTTCATTTATATATGCACTTAAATCATTATCAACAAGCCAATTAACAATTAACTGTCTTCCTGTTTTACCATTAATTTTAGGTCGGTCAAGCCTTGCTTTTGTTGAACATATTACTATTTTTTCAAATAAAACTTTTAATATTTTAAGGCCCCAAACTGCTTGATAAAAAGGCTCTCCATAAACAGATCCATCATGATAACCTAAATGGTCGTCATGAATAATGCCGTCAAAATCAAGACAAATTGTTTCATCTGCATTAGGATAAGCTGGATTATTTTTCATTTAATATTTTTTCTACTTTCGATATGTCTTCAGGAATATCAACGGATTGGTAAATATTTGTAATTCGATGCATATATACTGGTTTGTCATGTTCAACGCATCTAAGTATATCAATACCTTCGCAATCTTCATAAGACATTTTTTTAATAGAATATCTGTTTTCGTATAATGACAACAATTGTGTGCGATAAAAAGCATAAATACATATTTGTTTTGAATACCAGCCTTTTGAATTATACGGTATTGGTGACCTCGACATATACAAAAGACGATTATTTAGTATTAAAACTTTAATCGTATTAGGATTATTTATATCTTCGTGTTCTGTATGGACAATCCCATAGCAATTAATAGCAGTATCTGGATATTTTTTTTTTAGTTTAATGACGTTTCTAATGTCTTCAGGATCAACTAATGGTTCATCTCCCTGGACATTAACAATAATCTCATAATCAAGATATTTTGCTGCTTCTGCAGCTCGAATCATACCGGTTTCACATTTTGGTGTCATTAATACTTGGCAACCTTCACCTGTACAACAATCGGCAATTTTTAAATTGTCAGTAGCAATATAAACATCTTTTTTAGGCAATGCTTGACAACATCTTTCTACAACATGCAATATCATTTCTTTGCCATTAATTTTAGCAAGCGGTTTCCCTGGGAATCTAGTTGATTCATATCTTGCTGGTATTATTATGCATTCAGACATTATTCATTCTCCATCATTTCAAGTAATCCTGCGCCTAAATCTTTGTATGAATCTAATGTTAACTTTTCGTTTTGTATTGGTTGGTATGAATAAGGAATCTTGTTATAGTGCCCGTTCTTATTACGTTTATCGATAACCATTTCTTTTAACATGTCAATTATCTCTTCTTCTGTTTTAGTTTGTGTCCCTGAAAGTAATAACTCTTTATTGATATATTTGTCTTCTAATGATTTTACAATTCCCTTTGCAATATCTGTAACATGGATATATTCTCTAACTGAATTAAAGTAAGAATTCGTCCCTGGGCTATTTATATTATCCAATTCGCTTTTCTTTGCCTTTTGAACCAAATTGTAAATGCCGTTGTTTTCATCTGATCCGACACCATAAACTGTACCACATCTTATAATAGTATAATTGAGACTATAAAGATTGTAATATTCCCGAATCAAATCTTCGCAAGCTTTTTTACACACTTTGTATATTCCACCCTCTTTTGAAAATACGTAAGATGAGGATATATATATAATTCTTTTTGCTCTACATATTCTACATGCCTGGAGCAAATTAGCAGTTCCAAAGATGTTTACTTCTACTGCTTCAATCGGGCTGTTATTACATTGGCCTAAATGAGCAAGTCCCGCAGTGTGAATTACGACATCCGGCATTATATGGCTTAAACAAGCTTTAACGTCAATGCTTTTTTGGAGAAACAATTTGTTTTTGTCAGTTTCTATTATATTATGACTAGTCTTTTCCAATTCTTTGACAACATATTTACCAATAAAGCCATTACATCCAGTGACTAATATTTTAGACATATTTGTTCAACTCCTTTACTCGATCTAATATCCCCAAAGTATCAAGAGAGAAACCCTTCAATCCATAATCTTTATATTTGTCATAATCACTATCAATATCTTTTACTAAATGAATTCCACGTCTTTTTCTTCCAACATTTTTTTCAAATCTTTCTATTGCTTCCATAAACTTTCTGTTATCGAAATCACCGAAACAACCATATTTTTGTGATAAATCATACATGCCTATCATAAGATAGTCATACACAAAAAGCCAGTCGTTGTCTTCAATTCGATCAATAGCTTCTCTTGATTCTATTTGTGCAATTAACGAGGTTTTCCTGGTACTTAAATCTTTCATTCCCCAAAAATTGTTTTTTACTAATCCACATCCGATATATTCTTTTATTGAATCGCTTGGATACCTAACATCTGACAAAATGATTCCATTAATACTATTATCAATACACAATTGCGCCAATTGCTGGTCAATTTTCATCCTAACAAAAGCTTGCTTACCAGACAATTTTATTACCCGGATACAGTCAACTAAAGTTTCGTTGTTAAAATACCCGTGCTCTGTATCAAGGACTATTCCATCCATTTGAGTACTGCATAGTATTTCAGTTACTGTTGTATTTGCTATTTGTTGAAATAAAAGATTCATAGTTTATTACCCATTTAACCATATTTTTTTAACTAATTTTAAACCACTTATTAAATCATCTATTAATACCATTTTGTTTTGCATATCATTTCCGCTGCTTTCATCATATCTAAATAAAGACATTTCGCCTTGTTTAGAATGGTTTTCTTTTTCTATGTCTGCAAGATTATACGACTCTAACCAAATATCAATAATTCCATCATCATCAACATATTTTAATATCAGCTTTTCGTTTTTCCCAACACTAATTTCATCAACAAAATCTGAATACCCTTTAGAATTAATATTTACTCTCATCAAATCACCCTGTTCCCATATTTAAACACATTTTTACAAATAAACGCTTCAACATTCTCAACAGCCCCAACTTCCATTTCTAATCTGCTTTCAATTGTACATGACCCTATATGCGGTGTTAGATAAGCGTTACCTAATGTCCTAAGTATATCATTGTACGGTTCGCTCTCAAAACTATCAAGCGCCACACAAGCCTTTCTATGTTTTTTTAGCCAGATATACAATTCTCCTTCATTAATGATGCCACCGCGAGAAAGATTCAATAATCGAACGTTATCTTTCATTATGGAAAGTTCTTTTTTTCCAATAAGATTATGATTGTTTACTTTTGAAATGTCGTCCTGCAATGGAATGTGTATTGTTATTATATCGCACTTCTTTAAGATTTCGTTTAATGGCATTGGCATATAATTTCCATATTCAAAACATTTTTTCGGGTCAATGTCATTAAGCCATATTTTGTTATTAGTTACAATGGATCCTAATTTATGCGCAACTAATGTTCCGATTCTTCCCAAGCCTATAATGCCAACAAGACAGTTTTTTAATTCTCTGCCTATATATCTATTCCACTTTTCCCTCCGAAGCAGGTCCTCAGAAACATTTTGAATCTTTCTTAGCATGTTAAGGATCTGTAAAACGGTTAATTCCGCAACTGCATTACTCGGAGCTTCAGGTGTATTCGTTACAATTATTCCCCTTTTTTTGCACTCTTTCAAATCTATACCATCAATCCCGATACCAACCCGACTAATCATTTTTAGATTAGGATTGTTATCCAATGTGTCTTTATCATACTTTTCAGTACCGGCAATAATAATTTCAGGTTGAATATTTAGAAGAAATCTTATTAATTCTCCTTTGGTATATTTTCTTTTGAAATCATTATAAAACACTTTGCAATCAATTTCCTTTAATAGTTCAACTGGCTTTTTGTTATTATGCCCGAAAGGATATGTTGTTACCATTATATTAAGCATTATTGTAATTGCTCACTATCTTCTAAGTATATTGGGGTAACCTCTGCATAATCCGATTCAATATATTCATATCTATGACAAACTCCTTTTTGCACCATTACCGGATTTATGTTTTCAGGATGAGCCATATTGTCATACATAAAATCTCTGACAAATTTATTTGCGCTGTCTAATTTTACAAATAAATAATATTCAGGATCAACATGTCTGTCACTACATATTGCCAAATACATTATATTGACCTATTCCTCTGATAATATCGTTAAAATTATTCTGGATAAATATTAATTCATTATTATCTATTTCCTGATTTTTCAATACTGATCCTGCCCAAATGTTAGAACATATTACAGACTCATCGAGGTAATTATTTTTAATAGCGTAATCCCTTAACCAAGTACCATGATACGGTGTAAATATAAAAGCGCTTGCACTTGTTATATATGAAACAATCTTTTTATTTAAATCGATTGTAGCCTGTAATTGCTCTCTTGTTTCACCGGGAAAGCCTATAATGTTATTAACAACTAAATCGATTTTACTATCCTTAAAACATTTCGCTGCATTGATTATAGTTTCATTTGACAGATTTCTATTAACCATGTCTTTCCTGAATGTTGGATCACCATGTTCTATCCCTATATTACAACGTACACACCCTATATCTTCTAAGTCTTTTACTTTGTCTTTTGTTATTGTCTCAGGCCTGGTATTCATCCAAAATGGCAACCCGAATCTTATACATATATACATATAACAAAATCTTGACCATTCATGTTCTGGCATTGAAAGAAAGCTATCACCGACAAAGTAAACAAACTCAGGATCATGTTTCTCGATCATATAACACAATTCCTGACCGAGCCTTTCAATCGTTTTTCTTCGGTAAAACTTGTTCCCATAAAGCTTCTTTTGTGCTTCAGAGTTACAGAAATGGCAATTATAAGGACATCCTCTCTGTGTCTCTACCATTAATGTTTTTCTCATTTTACCGGACATTGGCCTATGCATCATTTTAGGATGAAACAAATCATAGTCAGGGAATGGGGTAATGTTTATATCTGCCATTGTTTTGTCATGAACATTTTCAACACCTTCTAAAATCCATTTTTCGCCTTCCCCAACACAAATTTTAATATAAGGGAATTCTTCTTTAATTTTTTTATATGCACATGTCGGGAATACTCCGCCAACAACTATTGGTGTATAATAATATTTCTTTGTATTTTTGATAATCTGTTTTGCAATATGCCAAGATTCTTCAACAATGCTAATCGCTATAATATCAGGAACAAATGAATTCAGCTTTTTATATAAATCACCAAACATATCAGTTTTAATACAGTCATCAAAAAAACTATAATCAGTATCAGGGGCTTGCCCTAATTTCTCCTTTTTCTCATTCTGGTTTTCTCCGGTGTCATAGAATGTGGTATCAAATAACCCTACTTCATGTCCAGCATTTTTACAGATTGCACTTAAATTTGCAATGCCTAATGGGATTGACGAAGTGAGAAAAGAATTAGGATAGATCCATAATATTTTCATAATGTTCCTTATATACCGTGGGAGTGATTATTTTAAAGTTAATTCCATATTCTTTTAAATTACTAAGCACTTTTATTACTTTAGTGTCATAATCGTACCATTCTTTAAATTCCTTGACATTGTTTTTGTTTCTCCGATCATCAAAGTGAAAATGAACATTCCCGTCAAAGTTATAGCAAAAACCATCCATGCCAGCTACATAAATATTTTTAGCTCCCATTAAATGAGCCATCATAATCATTAAACAGCCGCCAGTTCGATAATACCCTTTGATAGTATCGTTTTCATAGCCAATCGGTTCGTCAGGATCTCTGTCAGTATATTTGATTATGTGATGATCGATTTTAGGGATATTTCTTTCTTTAATATGTGACCCGATTAATAACGTTGAATAACTATTATGTTCACCTATATAAGTTTTGATCCTATCATTGTTAGTAAAAACATGGTAAGAAGGAATTAATATTCTTGTACATGTGTTTATTCCCATTGTCATAGTATAATTAAAAACAGAAAACTTTCTAACTTCTGATGATAGCTTATACAATGTTTTTCCAGTACATACAATCAGAAAATCTTTACCTTTATGTTTGTTTATAAATTCTTTCACTTGCCAGCCCATTTCTTATGAGAAATAACCCGAAACAATTTAACTTCTTGCTTAATTCCCAAATATAAACAAATAGAAAGCCGTCGATGTCCTTCAAAAATCTCAAACGAATCATTATAAGGATTATTAATAATAGGCTTTTCCAGTACCATCGGCAATTCTTTTACACCATTTTGAGAAATGTCCTCAACTAATTCCTGAAACGCCTTAATGTTTTTAGTAATCCACACTTCATCTCTACCATAACCACGAAACAGTTTTTTATATTTATCAGTCTTCTTATAATTCAAATACTCCCAAAATGGTCCATTCTTAATGTCGAGCGATTCACTACATGCATATTTCCAATGGCGATAACGATCAGGATTGTATTGGCATTTGATTTCATTAATCGGTATGTATTTAACATCTATTTGTTGTAATGACAAATCTCTTATGTATTGCCAGAATTTCATTTACAGACCCTTTCTTGACTAAATCTTCGGTAAATTCTCCTGAACTGTAACTTTCTTACTTTTAATTCAGGAAACTTCCATAGTGAATATGCAAGGCTTATCATATCCCTTTCGCAACTACGGATATATTCATTCCACCAAAAATTTTGAAATTGTTGCATTAATTTGCTGTTTTTCCTTATCATAATATTAGGGACTAATAATCCATTGCATTCAGGATAGTCATTTTCAATATACCGATCTAATTGCTTAATCAAATTACCTTTATCGGTAATATTGTTGTTGATCAGGAAATCACCTTCTTCATAAATACACTTTCTTTGATCATGTTTTAATAATGTCATATCGCAACCACGAAGCCATCTTTCAAGATAAGTATCTAAATCCCAATAAAAAGGAATGAATTTTGAATCGATATACATAGAAATGTCCCATGTTTGATATATTTTATCAATCCTCGAATTTTGCCGATCAGTTAAATGATCCTGTTTTATTACTCTTCTTATTTCCCAAGTTTTAGATTTAATATTCTGATCAGTAATACAGTAATATTTCCAACCAGGACATTTTTTTCTTATCTCCCTAAGGTTGTAATTGTTTCCTATAATTACTGTGTATAATACTTTTGTTGTCATACTAAATTGGCCGATGAATTAAACCCTTTTTTCTTGTCTTCCTCAAAAGGAAAATTGTTTCTTATAAAGTATTCTCTTAATGGAGCTTTATAATGTCGATTTTTTAATTCTGCCTTTAGCCATAAATATTCCTGAATTACATCATGGTCAAGATAAGGATAAAAAGTTTTTACATTCCAGGATCTTGCAATGTGTTCTTCCTTGTTAAGAAATTTTACTTGTGTTCCGTTATAAAAATTATGCCATGGATAAATAGTTGATAAGTCTTCAGGAAATATACCAGAGAAATTACTGATCTTATATCTTTTTTTCCCATTAATAGCATAATCAGATATAATTTCATCACAGCCGCCGCCGGATATTGATATATCCATTCCTTCAGTCATTGCCTTAAAACATATTTCAGAAAATCCAGGCCCAGCTTTATCTTTTTTATAGTTATACGTGCCGTGTTTATCAATATATTTATAATCGGGCAATTTTTGTATCCAGTCACGCATTGAATCATATCTCGTTTTTTGAAGAAATATTAATTCAGTTCTGAATAGTCGGTCATGTCGTTCAAGCAAAGTGTTTGTGTTCTCATCGCCAACAATACTATAAGCTTTAAAATCCACCCCTTGCTTTGTCAATTCACAAGCGATACAACCACTATCGTAACCAGAGCTTAAACCGATAAACACCTTTCGGAAATACTGAGCATAATTACTAATGGCTATCTCAAAAGCCTTAATCCAATCGTCATAGCTATTCTTGTGTTGGTTAAGATCGAATTCTTCTTTTACTAATTCATACCCAGTTTCTGTTTTGATTACTTTCATTTACTTCCTCACAAATATGTAATTAGGCATTTTTTTATGACTAAATACCAATCCAGCGTTTTTTAATGTGTCCAATATCGTTTTTTCGTATTCTTTTTTATAACTATTTTTGTACCCAGGAGTTATTTCAACTAACATAGATTTTATTCTTTTGTCAGATATAGTCTTTATTGCCCCTGTTAATATTTTATCTTCATTGCCATCAACATCAATTTTTATATGGTTTGGAAATATTGGATTAAATTCTTGAATAAACTTATCAATAGAATAGCCTATCATTCCTTGACAGAATTCAGGGACAAATCTCTCCTCTCGTTGACCTATATTATCCGCAAAACAATGTAATGACATGCCGTTGACAATGCTACGCATATTGAATTTTGCAACAATATTTTTGTTGTGAAAAGCTATACAGTAAGCTGTTATAAGTTTATCCAGTTTGTTTATATAAATATTACGATTTAAAATGTCGTAATTATTAAAAGCTGGCTCAAAGGCTAAAGCCAAAAACCCTTTTAATCCGGCATATAAGCTATAACATCCAACATTTGCACCAATGTCCCATAAAATATCGCCCTTTTTAAATGTATTAATCCATTCTATTGTTTCTGTTTCTTTTGTCAACAACGTATTTGCTCTTTTGGGAGTATGCCCGCCAGGACAATAAAATTTTATTACACCATGCTTGGTTTTTGTTTCAATTATCCCTTTCATTGCTTTTTCCCATGCCTAAAAAGATCATAAGTTTTTTTAAATTTCATTCCCTTGATTTTAACTTCTGGATGTTTCCAAACTGTATAAGCAAGAGATATTTGGTCACGTTCACAACCATTAGAATATTCCTCATACCATGTTTTCATCATTGCATTTACTCTGTCGTTGTGATGTCGCCACATTATCCCCGGCGCATATAAACCCTGCTTGCCCGGCAACCCTTCTTTCTTGTATCGTTTGATTTGAGCAGAATCTCCATAACCTGTTATTTCAGCCTCTTTATATACACAATTGTTTTTGCTATGCAGCATTAATCCCATGTCCCATTTTATGTCATCTCCAAACATTCTTCTGGCGTACATATTTAGCATTTGATCTGGAACAAATTTGCAATCTAAATAAAGAGATAAATCAAACTCGTTAAATAATATTTTAGGGACTCTACTGTTTTGCCTTAATGATAAGCCCTCATCTATTTCAAGCTTTTCAATATGCCAACTTTTGGTTTTTAACCTTGCTCTTTTCGGATCATCAGTAAAACAAATGTAATCCCATCCAGTTAATCTTGATTTCGGCTCTCTAAGCTCATAATTCTTTTCAGGATTCCAGCAGATCACTGTATATACACATTTAGTAGCATTGCTATAATTTGTTTGATTACTCATTTGCTACCTAAGATTGTTGGCTTGTTCCGATAACTTATACACCATGCCAAATCAGAAAAGGTGCTATAATATGACAATACCAAATATGAACATAGTCGCAATGAATACAAATCAATTAAAGCATCCTGCAACTGTTCTTTGCTCCCTGGAAAACCTTTTCTTTTTTGTCGACATATTATTCTATCACCAAATTTATCTATTAATATTTTTAGGTATTTTTCATTGTCACAAGCAACAAAAACTCTTTGAGGATATATGCTTTCAACAAATTTAATCTGATTATTTATATTGAATCCCTTCATACCTTCTTTCCAACATTCTTTTTTGTTGGGAAGACTATCTCCCCATGATCTGATATGTATACCATGAAGACAATTAGATCCAATTATTTTATAAAACATTTTTTCGTTTTCATTAACAACATATTCTATCGGAATTAAATGAGCAAATAATGATCTATATATATTAACAATTTCTAATGGTGCTTTCTCATACTGAAAATCAATTTTTCCCTTAAACAATTTGCCTAATTGTTGATTTGTTTCATCCGAATATTGTTTTTTGTCTATTGCAAACCGCCATGAATCATAAACTCTATGAGCAAAACCACACAATGCACTATCAGTATCAATGTTGTTTTCAAATAAATCACCCCATTTACATTGTATTCCAGTCCTTTTCTTGTCGATTTCCCAATAAATACCATAATCAGTATTAAGTGTCTGTGATAAATGCATTACAGATAGAAGAGCTTTAAGCCTATTACATAAACCGTTTTGATTAGCTGCTATTATCATTAGAATTTATACCCAAACATCTTTAAATCATCCTTGTAAATATTAGTAACAAAATCATATATTTTGTCATTGTAATATTTTTTATAATCATCCTTTTTTCTATTTTCGCTTTTATTAACATACGGTAAAATCATTCTTGGCAATTTAATTTTGTCACATATTTTATCAAAATCACCCTGTAAATTCTCAAACCTTCCGACAAAATCAACTAATACCTTATCGTTATCTTTCCCGGTTAAATAGTTGCAAGCAGTTTGATTAACTAACATTTGTTCATGCCCATGCAAAAATTGACTAAAAGTGTCAATGCTGTCTTTTCTTCTTGTGCTGCCTCTCTTTACTCTATCGGTATATACTCTTATAGTATAACAATAATAAGATACCGCTCTATCGTAAGGGTCTCTAACAAAAGCAAATTTAAATCGCTGATTAGATAAGCTTTCTTTATTCCTTAAAAACTCAAAAGCTCTTATTCTCATGGCGTATGTTCTTCTGACATACCCTTTGTCGGTTAACAATTTCACCATGCTTGAACTGCCTGTTTTAGGAAGTCGGAAACAAATGAAATTGTATTTGTCTTTTGATATTATCACTATTTTTTAGGAGTCCTATTTTTAATCTTATACCATTTCTCTGCATTTATTGCAATATTAATAACTCTTGTAGTAGTATTAAAAAAGCCAATTACTTGTTTAGCCTTTTCAATATCCATTTTGTCATCATTAAATTGTTTTCTAAGCGCTGACAGCTCTCTTGTTGCTTTGTGAATTTCATCCACTAAATTAACTCTCTGCATTGGTAACCTCCTGTTTGAAAGTTTTTAGTTCGTCGTATAATTTCCAATATTCTTTTGGTTTTAAACTTAGTTTTCGTATTCGCCTAATTATTTTATCATTATTTTTTTTATAGTATTCCTTTTTGTATTTTTTTATTCTTTCTTTGTTTTCTTGAACATATAAAGCCATTACTTTCTTTGCCTTTTCTTTATTTCTTTCTCGATATTTTTTTTGCCATTCTCTTTTATAATCTCTATTCAGGGTTATAATATGTTTTTTGTTTTTTTTGTAATATTCTCTGCTTCGTTCTTTGCATTTTGATGAATTTTTATAGTAATACCTTGATGCTGTTTCACTTATTTTTTCTTTGTTTTCTTCGCAATATTTTTTTTGACGTTTTTCTATTATCTTTTTATTTTGTTTGTAATATTCTTTACTATACCTTTTTGATTTGTCTTTATTTTTCCCCCGATATTCTTTTTGATATTTTATATACTTTTCTTTTCTTTCTTCTTCTGTCACAAATAAAACCCAAATTCCTTATGAGTATAAAGATCAATTCGAGACCTCCATAGCCTACCGAAAACTTCACCGAATTTATGCCCATGAGCAAACATATAGGTTTTCTTATGAGTAGCAAAAAGCTTTTTATTATACTGCCACTCAGCCATTTGATAGAAGTGTTTCTCCTCGCAAAGAGTACGGTCATTATCACTACCAAAGGGAAGCAATGTTTTGTGAAATTTAGAATACATCATATCCATTACACCCCACTTTAAACCGGCTTTATGAAATATCATTGGAAGCTTCCAACCAGTATCACATTTTACTTTTGCTCCGACAGGTCGACCATAAATATATTCCTCCCCCGGCTTAATAAAATGTCTTTTACAACTTTTCGTTTTAGGATCGTCCTCCATAGAAAAATCTAAATTAACCTTGTCAACTAAAGAAGAATGAAAACAGAATAAATGAGGTGATGGAAACCCATTGGGTTTTTGAGTCTTAATATTATATCCACCACCCCACACATCAACTGCTTGCAACTCTCTCACAATTGCATCGTCCCATCCAGGGTGTAATATACACATATCTGTGTCTACGAACACTATATAACTATCTTTAGAACTGCAATGGATTTTAGCTATGTCTATGGCCTTTATATGGCTTTCTGACCCACAACTACCCGCATTGGTGCCTCCTGCATACATCCATTGTTTAGGCCAGTAATTGGTCCCTATAGAAGCTATGCCGTAATAGGTTATATCATTATTTCCGCTTTTGAATAGCTCTAATGATTTATGGAGGTACTCTGCGTATTCTGAGCAGTTGTAGGTAATGAAAGTATATACTATTAAGTTCATTTCCGAACCACCGTTAAACCAAAGTAAAAAGGAAAAGTAATATATTTAATTTTCCTTTCGTCTAAATGATTCTGTATTTTCCAGCAATCCAATGTGTGCTTTTCCCATTCTTTGCTTGGGGCAAAGGTGTCGTGAATAAGGATTATGCCAAACTTAGCTAAATACTCCCACGAATTATCAAAGTCTCTTTTAACGTTTTCGTATCGGTGCCTTGCATCAATGAATATTAGGTTGAATTTAGTCCTTTCATGATAATTTTGCCGGAAATAATCATCTGTTGTCATATCGTTTTTGTCACATTGAACAGTAATGTTTTTTAATGAATCGGCACTTCTGTCTACAGCAACCGAATGGGTAAAATAAGTCGATACACGATTAAAGCATCGAGCACGAGCAATTCCCAATTCAAGATACGCCTCATTCATTCCAGCCCATTTTAACCCTTTTGCTATTTCTTCTATTATAGGTATATGTGCTATTTTACATGTTTTTTTGTCAATCATAATTTCTCCTTATAAATACCAAACTTCTATAGCTAATAAAAACGTAATACAAGTAATTAAATTAACAATTGAAAGATAAAACCCTAAACATGTATATCTTATATCCCAGCTCAGTATAATTATGCCTATTGATGTACATGCGCAAACAACAAACACCCCTTCAAATGTCCTCAGAATTATTTCTACAACTACAGCTGCCATCCAAATTCCTTTTGAGTATATAAATCAATTCTATCTTTCCAGGCTTTTCCATATTCCTTATTTAATGGATGATTCCGGCTAGCCTGTTTGTGCGAGCAGAATAGTTTTCCATTATAATGAAACTCGGCCATATGAGTCGGTTTTTTCATACATAATTCATATTGTGTTATTGATACATTAAACGGTAATTGGGAATTATTATCTTTTCCTAATACCATTGGCATGTAATTAGAATACAAACTATAATTATAGGCTATCTCAGGCAATTTGTAGCCGGTATCACACTTAAGGATTGATCCTCCGGGCATGTTATATGCTTTAACGTCCCTTTTGCCTTTAATCACTTTTCTTACCGGTGAATCCAATCCTTTTATTATCCGGGGTTTAAAATCTAAATTAGCCATATTGAGTACATGCCGCCGGAAACAAAAGAAAAACACATTAGGGAATTTTTGGTAAAACTTTGATCCTTCCTGAAAAGCAGTCCCAAAAAACTGGACTTTTTCTAACTGTTTCCTGATAACTTTATCCCAGTCTTTATACAATATGCAAATATCAGGATCACAGAATATTACATATCTGCATCGGTTTTTTTTAACATGCTCCAAAGCTTTGTGTATTGCCATTGCATGATTTAGAGAATTATGGCCACAATTACCTGATTCTCCTATACATTCCCATCCATCAGGCAGAGGGTAACTTTTCTCAAACGTATCATATGTTTTCACACACCAATAGAGAATGTTATTTCCATCGCTTTTAAGCTTTTCCATACTTTTATATAGCAATTCTGCATATACTTTACTATTACGAGTAATAAAGGTATAGATATTTAAATTGTTTTTGCCAACCATTCCAAACAATCCTCATTTTCATTGCGTTTAATCCATTTAATAAATTCACTCTTCTTTTTATATCGCGGATCCGTTTTAGGTAAATCCTGCGGTTTCATATATGGCGAATTCCCTAACCATTCCCGGCCAATATCTTTTAATACTATATCGTTATTTTCTTCAGGATATGCCTGGATATAATCAGTAACTTTTACACCAGCCTGTTTACAACTATTTCTATTAGGTAAAAATATTCCTATTTTCCCGGTATGCATTTCAGCTTCTGGATTCCTATTGATATTCATATTTCTTGCAAATGGTTTATAGAATCTCTTATGTAGAAATGACGGGCTTAAACATAATGCCGGGTAATCATAGCTATATGCCCTTAATGGGACTTGATACAAATTAGGAGACTGTGAGAACTTTTGTATAATTTCATCAACGTTAATTGGCTTTGTCAGCTCCCAATCATATTCAAAATGGAAAATTATATCTGTTCTGACCGACAAAAAACAATTCCTTACACTATTACTAAAATCTTCACAAAAACCAATTGCATTGTCCCCAAAATATTTATATAATAACTCATATATTTTCCCAAATTGCGCATGTAACAAACGCCTTGACACATCGGGAAAATTGTCAAGAGATACACATATATTACACTTTTTTAAATCAATTCCAATTAAATTTCTCTTTAGTGATTTAAAGCACCGTTCCATTAATTCAGGTACTGGCATTGCTGTACATGTAAAATCGATTTTCATAACTCTATATCCAATTCACAAGCTTTGTTTTCCTCATCATCCCACATCATACTCTCAGTTTCTATTGCATCTTTCAAAAACACGCCTATTGCTTCAATAAACGATAACGATTTTTCTTGTATACTAACAGCTTCTTTCTCGACATCTTCATCTAATTTTATGGAAAGTTCAATCGTTCCTACAACTTTCCTATTCTCTCCAATTGTGTTTACTCCTTCTATATTCACATATTTAGCTTTCTTTTTTATTGTAATCATTTCTCAAATACCGCCAATTTAGCTGAAAGTTTTTTAAATCCTTTGTCCTGGAATATTTTCATAGCACGTTTACTTCTCTTCGCGTCCAGATCTTCTATGAAATAATATTTAGTGAAACTGTTTTTTAGATTTTCGTATGTTTGAATAGTTGTATCTAATTCGTGTGACCCATCGTCTATTATTATGTCATATCTAAACAATTCATTTTTCATGGTTTTTGCCCATTCCAATTGATCGATTTTAAAATGCAAATACCTCCCAATCGATGGCAATGGATTGCTCAAAACATCTAACCCGTAAATAACCGAACAAGGAAAATAATCCAACCACATTTTTATACTCGCTCCATCGTCAACACCTATTTCCAATATTTTCAAATCGTCATTCATCATGTGCTCAAAATAATCAGAATAGATATAAGTATAGGCATGTTTCAAATTGCCTTTATCGGTTCCGTATTTGTTGGCTAATTCTGTTAGTTCATTCATTATTTACCCCATTGTTCATTAAAAGCTTCAATGACATCATCGAATGCTTTGTTATTGCAACCCTTTTTAAACCCATCTTCAAAGCTATTTATCCAATTAACTATTTCGTCAATTTTATCAAGAATATCTCCCATATTACCTACATCGCTATCACATAACCCGTCAAATAAACAACGATTTATTGTTTGCATATCACTCTCTCCGAATCTGCTTATATTCATTAAACACTTCAACTTCAGCCTTGCACCCACCTATCCACCATTGGATTTCACTAAAGGTACTGCGATAAGAAGCATACAACTTCCTGCAGTAACTACCACAACAAAGCTCTGCCAACGCACCTTGAATCCCAGTTCTTTCGGTATCATAACTTTCTTTTGGAAAGTAAACAATATCACGATCAGGGAATTTTTCAACTATTTTTTCTATTGTATCTTTATCATCACAAGTTAATAATATTTTTTCTTTTTGGTCTATTTGCCAAATCACTCGATATGTATCTGTTATATTAGTTATTCGCCTATTTGCTCTTTTAAACGCTCTGTTCCATGTTCGTAAACTAATCGTCGTAAATGGCTTATCAAGTTCGTTCTCTATCACGAATCTGTTTATTTTCCGCTTTATCTTCTTTGTAGGTACTAATGTCAAAATCTTTGGAAGTATCATATCAATATATTTTTGTGGAGTTTTATTATAAAGAAAATCTATTTCTGGTTTTCCTTTCCCCTTCATAAATAACCATTCCCATGAACCACATACCTTTGCTCCTGATGGAATTCCTGATAGATATATTTTGTTTTCAAATAAATCACTGAAATGACAATTAACCTTTTGTGATTCCTGCCAATACACCCTTGCATTATCATCGTATACCATTGCGGTTACTAATGATTTAATGCGATTGCAAAGACCGTTTCTATTAATTGATACTATCAAATTTTCCCTCTGCCGGAATTCTTTAAATGCCCAATATAAATGTCATTCTCAACAACACCATTATCCTTAATTACACATCCAGGATTATCAATTATACTTGGATCCGCATCTAATGCATTGAATTTTTTACAGGGGAACAATGACACATCAAATCTATCTTTTGCTAATACTAATGCGGACAAAAACACCTGATCACACCACCATCTTTGATTCCACCTTGAATGTCGTTTATGTTCAGCTCTTTTCGGATCTTCAAGCGTTTTCCATATTTGATCGTATTCAGGTAAATCTTTATGGCCTCCCAAATTAATACATTTAATAGCAAATTTTAATATCCATACACTATTACTATAGGCAAATATTACACCACCGTTTGCCTTTGCTCTATCATAAACATTCTGTTTATATCCTTCTGTCGTTGTTATCCCTAAACTAAAATCATTTTGTTGATGTAATATAATGCGTATAAAATCTTTTAGAAAAAATGTGTCAAAATCACAAAAGCAGTTTACTTCAAGAGATAATTCCTCCAACAAAAACCGAAACTTCAAAGTCTGCATTCTCAATTCCCAAATTTTCGAATTAACAAACTTTACTTCTATATCATGCTTCCTACAGATCTTTATTTGTTCACCGGTTAAATTAGAAGTATACAAAACAAAATCAGCATTAATTCTGTTCCTGGTTTGAAGAAAGTATTTCCCGTATTGAAAATAGTCTCTATCACTCATTGTTATTACTTTGTGCATTTATAGTTAAGTCCTTTTAAAATGCTTTCGTAGCTCTTTTCAAGTGAATAATGATTTTTTGCACATTCCCTAAAATAATATCCCCAATCAGCATCATCTTTTGCTAAATTGTGATAACTATTTAATGTCTCTATTGCTTTTTTTCTGATTTCATGTTTCTCTTTAATTTGTATTATTATTCTTTTGTAATATTTGTTACTCGGTGCACTTGCTAAATAAATAACCGGTAATCCGCACATAGCCATCTCTAAAACGCTTTGAGGAAAACCTTCGGCTGGATGCTCTGTCAATAGTATCCCAATCTTAGCCAATGGAATATGTTGTCTTACCTGGTCCATAGACAGGAAAGGAGTGCATACCACTTTATGTTTCGAATGTCTAATCTTTAATCAGGATCTTTACCTTTTACCCAAAGTCTTGCGTTACGTTCTAAGCGGTTCTCGGTATCAACTAAACTAATATCACAAAAACTATTAATCATATTTCTCGAACAACAGGAATAGTATACTTTTTTATTTGGAAGGTCTTTTAATACAACATCTTTTTGTGGATCAAATTTAACTGACCAAACAATGCTATTCGGTTTAGTTTTAAGATATTGAAACAATTCTATTTGTTTTGTTATTGACTTTTCCCACGGTTCTTTTACTTTTTGCGGTGCAAGGTAAATGATTTCTCCGAATTTTTTTGCATAAGGCCTATATCCGCAAGTACATTTTTCGTCGATCATTAATTGCTGTTTTTTGTTTTCGGCATCTTGAAACCGGCCATAAATAACTATCAGATATGGATATTTCATTTTTTGTTCCTAACATAAAACATATCGGTATGAGTACGGTTTTCAAAGCAGCTGTTATTTGTTAAACATTTGTCAATCTGGTCAAAAGTACAACCGCCTTTCCAAAGTTCTGTAAATGCAACCTCCGTAATGATATAATCACACGTTTTTAAATAATTTCCAGCGCCTTTTAATACATTTAATTCCGATCCCTCGCAATCTAAAACTAACATGTTGTAATCTTCAGGATTAATGTTATAAATTGACAAAATATAGTCTAAAGTAAACGACATTCTCTTTTCACATTTTTTTTCTTTAACATGAGGATACATTTCTTTATGGCCGGAAAATTCAAAAACAGAAGATGAACATTCATTATTACTTGATTTTCTGAATATCACATCTTCTCTATCATATCTACCTATTACGTGATTAATTATTATTTCGTTAGTAGAATCAATCCTTTCTTTATACTTTGCAGCAAGTGGACCATTAGCTTCAATCCAGACAATTTTACCAATACCATGTTTTAGATAATGCTTTCTTTCCTGTAGTTCATGAGCTCCAATATGTATTATTCCCTTGATGGGAACTTCTTGAAAACATTTATCTATGAATTTTTTCATTGTGTAATACTTACATTGTTTTTAGTTTTGTATTTTACAATATAACTGATATAATACTCAGACTTTGCATCAAACCATGTTTCTATTTTTTCTGAATGCTGTTCACATTTCACATCTAATATTTCATGAGAATTCAAAAATTCATTAACCCTGTTTTGGAATTGATTAATCCTCCAAGACTCACTATCAAAACTAAAGACTTTAAACTTTACCATTATAACTCATTTAACATTTTAAATGGACATTTATCGAATAGCTTATCTGGAGACGCTCTATGGTCATCACGGCTACAATTAGCATGGTCAATTCCATTATAAAAAAAATAAGGACAGCTATCTCCATCAGGTAATACACAATCTTCTAATGTTATGTATCTTTTCATTTGTTGTCATCCAAAGAATCGTAATATCTATCAAGTTCGTCTATATCCATACTAAATGCTTCTTTTACCCTTGGAGAACAGTTTTCTAATTGTTTTTCAAGTATTTCCTCATCTGTCAGCTTCTTTTTTATTGGGAAGATATAACAACACGTTGCTATAAGAGCAAGACCCACTAACAACACCCCTCCCATTATAGATATAATTTCAAAAGAATTCATTTTTCCTCCAACATTTTTACGAAACGTTTCATATTAGTTTCACGAGATCCAATCTTCTCTTTTAACAATTTCTGCATTTTAGGAATTTTGTCAAAGTCTGGCTTTGATAATTTTTTGAGTAATTCATCCCAATCGGAAAAACGTTCCGCTGTTTCTTCAGTCGCATAATCAGACATCCCGTTAGACTGCATACGATTACAAAAAATAAGACAGCCACATAAATTAGCTTCTGCACCGACATTATGAAATCCTTCGTTTTCTGTGGGACAAAACCACATTTTGCAATCAGAATAAACACATCTCAATTTATAGTCATCTAAATTAGATTTTATATTGACTTCAAATGATTTCACTTTTCTTAACCCTGCAATATTCTCCATCAAATCATTTCTTTTTGTCTCGTGCCTTTTGTATTTCATAAAACCAATATCATATCTTAATTCTGTGTGTGGTCTCCAAAAATCAAGGTCCAGTCCCGACCAACAAAGAACACTTTCAACATTACACTTTTCTTTCAACTGATTAATTAGCCAGGAAGAATTACATATCATCCTACCACCGGCATTGACAAATTTTTTGATTTGGTCTATTAGGTATTGTTCACCTTTAACCCAGGCCTCCCAACCTCGTAAATACCATACTTTGTTGTTACATTTATTACATGAAAAGTCTATAGTACTTTGTACATCCCAAACTGATACATTTACTATACAATCAACAGCATTAAACAAATTAGCGTCTCTTGTTGTTTCAATTACAACATTTGGTTTATGCCAAATATAATTATTTATTGGTGACCAAATTATTGACCCATGGCCTAATTGATTTAATGTTTCGGCAGATTTAATTATCGTTTTCGAACCACCATTTGGTCCCAAACAACATTTTGATGCATTGAAAAGTATATTGATATTATTCTCCTAACAATTCCGGTATTTCATATTCAATACGCATATATTCTTCATCAAATTCATCAAATTCAACACCTAATTCTTTTAACAATTTCGTAATAGCGAAATAAGCATCTTCAGGCTGCCAATCATAACCTATTTTTATTTCTTTTTTCATAATATTTTCCTAAAATTATTCCCTGTCTATAAACTCTTTACTGAAAGGCACAAAAACAGCAAATCTAACATTTTGATCACCGCTACCTTCAGTAACAACTTGTGTATATACCCAACCGCCAGGAACTCTTGTTACAAACAGATCATCACCAAGATAAGTTTCATCATGTAATTGCATTTCGTATATTTTGGGATTCTTCATAATCTCACCTCATAAATAAAAAAAACCCGTTACAACAAACAAATGAACAGAATCCGCAAAGATAGGCAGATGTTTGTTGAACGGGTGAATTTACAAAGCCATGTTTAAGACTGAGCTTTGCATAAAAATTTTTGTAATATAATTTAGTTGTTTGGAATTGCGGATTCATACTAATCAATATAATTCACGCAATTCAAATGTCTATAGTTTTCTTAATTTTCTCCTTCTTTTTTCTGAAAAGGAACATTGTTATCTGTGTTATTAAAATTTTTGTCAGTCATTTCAGCAATTAATTTCTCGTCAAGAATATCTGCTTCAGCTTCATCAATTTCAGTAAACACAGCTTCTTGTAATTTTTCGTCTCGGATTTCTTCGACTGTATAATTTTTCCACATTTCCTTAATAAGCGTTTCAGAAACTTTCCATACACCGGCATCAATTGCAATTTTGATTTCTTCAAGTTTTTGTTTCTTGGTCCTAAGATCATAGTCCTTATCAAATTCGTTTTTCCATTCGTTTTTCTCTGCCAGCATTGTGTCGACAACAAACAATATTTTATTAGTACTGCTTTCCAGGTCTTCCGACAATGCAATTAGTGATGTTTCGTACGGTTCCCGACTAATCACCTTTGCAAAACCGCTTTCCTGGACATCGGATCCGTCAGAACCTTTTTTTGCAACTGATTTTAAATCACGTTCATTTTCAACTGCTCTCTTGCCATACATTTCAGCCCAAGATAAAAGCCGGTCAACTTCTAATTCTTTAACTAAATAGCTCGGAGGTGTTTCACCATCAAATTGTAACATAGTCCCCCGGTCATGCCTCTTAGTTAACACTGCTCCATTGTCTTCAGTTTCAAGATTACTTGCACTCGTTGCGCTTTCCGGCATAAGTAATAATGCAGATCCATGCTTTTGTAATTCAAACACTCCTTGGTTTAGCAAATTGCCCATTATAATAATAGCATTTGAGCTTTCCATCATTGCGCTATTGCCGATTATGTCAGACGGTCTATTTAGAAATGATGCTTGAATAATTACTGGCACTACTCCCCAATTATGATCAAATACTTCTATTATTTCACCGTCATCTTCTTTTCTGATAACCATTTGGGTTTGAGTCCAAAGCACTTCAGCGGGGATTGATCCGGGCTTTTCTTCCATAAATGGATCTTCCCAAACTTCTTCAATTAGTTTTCGATAAGCAAACCATAACAACTTGCCGTCCTTAAACTGCCAGCTAATAACGTCCTGCGGTCTTAAAGTCGACAGATAGGGTAATCCATTATTCTTTTCGTCTTCTTTGTTTAACGGTACGTTACGGGGTTTATCGACAACAACAAAAACAGTTCCATAAGCTCTGATGCTTGGTCCTATATAATCTTTCAAATATTGTCGATAAGGAATAACGTCATCATTACCCTGGGTGACATCTTTAAGAAAATCATTCAATAACGAATTTTCATTATCAACTTCTAAACTGTATCCTTGCCGAAAAACAGAATTAACCGGTGATGTCACCAAATCCTGAACAGGATTAATAAAAGTCTTGTCAAATGTTTTCTTTCTTTCCTCATACCCATTATTATCTTCATTAGGTAATTTAATGCAAAACTCTTCCCGGATTTTTTCTTCGTCCTGTTCAAGAAGAATTTCTATCCGATTATACTTGTTCTCATTTTTCTTTAACTCTGGATTTACTGGTATATCTGTTTTTGTTGCCATTTTTGCTCCTAAATAAAAAAAAGACCTATCCGTAGTGGACAGGTCTCTTTTCGAGATACTGATCTCTCATGTTAGAGGTAGAATGTGTTATTTATAATTTATACTATAATTCCTTCTAATGGATTTCCTTTTTGTTTTAATCTTACCGGCCAATTTCGTTCAACTGTATAATCACAAGCAGCTGAAATATGACCAAGCATTTTGTCTTCAGTTAAATTAATTTCACTTGTTCCTTCTTTGTACTGCAATCCTTCCCAGTCTTTTGTAAGATACTTTAACCCTGGTTCATCTGGTTTTATTCTTAGTCTCCTTGAAAACAGCATACTATTACTTGCTTGAACTCTATGCTGTATTTTTGGGTTTTTAGGTCTTTTGTTTATCTTTAAATTTTTCCCATGTTCCCTGAATACATTTTTTATTATTCTTATATCTGTAATTCCTAATTCTGCAACTGTTTGCCTATTAACTGAACTCTGGCATGGTGTTAATATAAATGTATACGTATCAGGATAATCAGTACAAATTCTTTCTGCTAATGTTTTCGTATTACTATTTTCTAAATAATATCCTTTAAACAACAAATATTCCGGCTTTCCTCTGTTTGCTCCTCCTGTAGCAGTCCAAACATGTCCCAAAACTGCTGTCATTGGATTAACATTGAAATCAAATCCCATTACTATTGGTTTATTGCTATCATATTGAATATTTCTATCTAAATTACCAGCCGGAAAATAATCACTAATAAACGCATAATAAACTTGACCGGTTAAATTCTCGTAACTTCCTTCATACTCTTGTTTAAATGTTTTAGGATCTGTTGTTCTTTTAAGGTCTGCCATTTCTTTTGGCTTAAGTACATCAGCAGAAAACCAAGTATAAAAACACCAATCAGGACTATCTCTGTTTTCAACGAAAGCACCATGATAAGGTAACGTAATTGGAAAAGAACCACCACAAGCATAGCGAGCAAGATCCCTATGCCAAGGGTTACCCATCTCAGGCACACCGTCAAGAATAGCGGATCCTCCGGTATCTGCCAATACCGGCCTAATGTTTTCACTCCATGCTTTCTTTTTAACATCTGCAAACTCTGCTATGTGACAACCATTCCATGATTTAGTTCTACCTTCTATTCTTTGTGACTTATCCAATCCAACAACATGTATCTCAGAATCATTCTTTAATTTTACAAACAACTCGCTTTCATTCGGCTTACATGCTCTTATATCAGTTGTCATGGCCTTTAAATCATTCCAAAATATATCTTTTGCCTGTTGCCATGTTGGTGCTCCATGAAACCAAAGTGTGTTTTTTTGGCTTGTAGCTCTATTGTATATCTTGTACTTTGCTATTAGAGTTTTTCTTGCCCTTCTTCCTGCCGAAACAACTATGAACCTATGGCTTTCATCTAATAGATATTTATATTGAATCGGGGTTATTTTCTCTAACTGTTGTAGATTTGTTAACATATTCTGATATAAGTTTCATTTTTTCGGCAATGTCATCGGTTTCTATTATATGCCTATCGACAAATAATTGTAACCCTTTGCCCAATAATTCAAGAGATCCTTTTTTGTTATGTAATTTAAATTTAGTTTTTATATCTTTATAACTTTGACCTTCACTATCAGTTGTTATATGTTCGTTAATTTCAAATTCTCGAATAGCTCCAGTACTTTCTCCCATTTCATCAAATGATTTTAACGATATTGTCTCACCGTCAAAATCCATATGTTTATCAACATTGGAGAATGCAAGTTTTGCCAACTCTTTCAAAATATCGTTTGCGTTATATCCTAATGTTTGGAGGTGTTTGTCAGTTAACTCTTTGATTTTGGCTTTTATGTTAAGGTTTGTTAACAATTTTGAAGCTTCAGCTGCTGCACTTCTTTTGTTTTTTGTGCCAAATGCAGACTGGTAGGATAGTGTTCCATTAAACTTACTTGCTATGTATTCATAACAGAAAACGATTTCGCATTGAGTTAATTTTCTTTCTTCCGTCATTGCTTTCTAACTCTTTTAGGCTGAAATTTTTGTTTTGCTTTTCCGTTTGCTTTATCGATCAACTCTAACATTTGTTTTTGTGCGGGTGAACTTCCTTGTTTTGCCTGTGTCAAAATTGCTTTTCTAACTTCAGCAGATGCTTTTAATTTTCCTCTTTCATAAGCGTTTTTTGTTTCTGTATTTTCTTGCATTTCTTTTTCTAATTCATTAGGATCTAATTTCATAACAATAGCACATTCATAAATTGAGAACTGTATTTCTCCTAATTTTTCTAACTCTTCTAAATTGATATTCATTTTGCCTCAAAAAGATCTGATTTGTTTAATTTTTCCAGCATCCATTTTTTATGAAAATCAGCTGCTATTTTATTGCATGAAATAACACCGGCTTCAATTCTTGGATTATTTGTATAGTTTGCGCTTCCTTCTATTGCTATATTCCATTTACCGTTTTCTATCACGGTTACCTTTGCATGTGTTGTTGTTAGCCTTATATCTGAAATATTATATCTTGCTAATTGAAAAGCTTCAGGCCTTCTTATTTTTACCCGCCAATCAAAAACACCATAAAGTTTTAATATTATCCCGTCATTAATCTTTTGTAACAATTGTCTTATAGAGTTTTCTGATAATGACCATGTTGATATATATACGCTTGCCGGTCCTGTTTGTTCTAACAAATGAAACAACAAATCATGCATTGACCATTCACCCATAGATGCATAATGTGTTGTTTGATCCATTTGAACATTACCAATCACCTCGTTTACTTTTTGTTTAGCTTTTCCAAGTTTTGATATTGTTTTTTCGTTGTTTTTTACTGCTTTACTTTTTGTTTTCTTTTCTTTTTTCTTTATGACAGTAGAGATATTATCAATATCAAATAATAATGTTTGAGTCAAAATGTATCCTTTCTACTATAATAAATTAAAACAGAAGATATATCAACTATATCTTCTGTTTTTTTAATCCGTATCTGGTTTTTGTCTAATTTTAAATATTTTCTCTTATAAATTCCCCCACCCTCAAAAATACTAACAAAGGTTTTGAGGGCAGGGGTTTGGATTAATTGACTTTGAAAATTTCTTTGAGTAGATCAACACTTTTATTTTCTTTAGCGTATTTTTCTTTAAGCTCCATCAGAGCATCAGGGATATTTGACAGTATCGTTTTTATTTCTGGAATGCTAAGACCGGTCCAAGAATACTTATCGATATCATAATCTTGAATTATACCATGCCAGATAGCTTGTAAATCGTTTCTCCCCGGCATTAAATGCAAAGAATCTCCACTTTCCCTTAACAGTACACGAATATGTAAATTGAACGGATTATCAATTGTTTTCATTCTGGTCAGTATCGTTTCTAAAGTTTTTCTTATCCAAGTCGCTTTTCCACTTGATTCTTTTGCAACTTCTTCGACTGACTTAAACATTTACAGCTCCTTTGTTATATTTTTGTATTTTCGATGATCTTTTCAATCTCGAAAATCTCACCGTTTTTTAAATATTTTTTTGCGATTGTAATTTCGGTAAGGGAAAAATTCCTTATCAAAAATTTTATATCATATTCACAATCATCTGCTTTTTGCCAATTTCCTAATAAGCAGTGTTGTACCATTGCGTATGATTTTAATTCTAACAGTGATTGAGGAGAGGCAATTTCATTTTCTTTTTCAATCTCAAAAATTTCCGCAAAAAAATGATTACCATTTGCATTACAATAATCGATTTTTTTTTCATAGTCAATAATGAAACTTTTTTTTGTGTTATCGTCAAAAATCAGATAATCAATATCGTCAGTAGAGCGCTTGCTGCCTAATTTTACCAGCGCTGCTCCTCCGATTAGTATTTTTGTATTCTCTATCATACTAATAATATACCACATTGTGCGACAAAAAGCAAGAAAATGTCGCGTTTAAAAAAAATAAATGTACTCGTGTCTGTACTCAAATACAACCCTTTTAATAAATTAAACCGCTTAATATTTCAACCTTTATTATGCAAATATGTTTTTACTGTTCTGTACAATCTTTATCCTTTAAATATGCTAATTGGCAACAATCTAATGCAGAAATTTGGACACTATTTATTTCCAATCTTTTTATTTTTATATAATCAACCATTTAATTCCTTCGTTTTTTATTCTTGCCGGACAATAGTTGTGATTCCACATATTCATTCCTTCTGAGAATGTTATTATCCTGCCAATTCTTGGTAATACGTTATCGTCAGTAGTCCTTAGTAAAATTGCATAATAATTAACATCCCATCGACCGCTATTAAAATCAATAATGTGAGCTAGATAGTAATGCTTAGCCTTCATCCCGTTATCGGCAAGGACAATAATTTCATCAATTTTATACTTAGGAACATTTTCTTTTTTCTTCTTTTTAGCATTTCGTTTTTTAATATTAACATATTCTTCGTTTGCCTTTGATCTGACATTACGAAACTTGTTCCAATGATCATGCCTGATCTGTACTGTTTTATCTGTTATTATTGGTGTTTCCATTAGTGTATATTCTTTGTTCTATTTGTAAAGAAACGTCTTATTAAATAGCTTCTTGCAATTGATATTCCAGTAAACCATATACCTATAAATATATTATCTTTTATAGTCACATCAATATTAAATAGGGGAAATATTGCTATCTGGCTAATTAATGCAACAAAATATCCTATTGCAACATTTGTTATTGATTCTATTAAGCTGTTTTTTTTAGTTTGCATTTTCGAATATATCTAACTGTTCAATATCTTTTTTCTCATAAATATTAACTTTGCATTCTTCTAAATTTCTTTGCATTTGACGAAAATATGATTCTTTTAATTCAACTGCAATAGCTTTTCTTCCTAATGCAACTGCTGAATAAGGTTCAGATCCAACTCCTCCAAATGGAGTAAAAACATTTTCTTTTTTATTCGATCGTAATATTATAACTCTATCTATAATATCAAGTTGCAATGGGTGTACATGCTTTTCATCATCAGGATCTTTACCTTCTTTAAATGGCAACACTCTGCCCATTCTTATGTCATCCCATATACTTGAAGCGTATTGTCGCCATATCCAATGAGAGTATCTGTTTTCTGTTTGTTTCCCAGGCCAATTTTTATATTTTAACAATTCTCTTGGGACTTCGCTTTCACCAGCATAATAAGATAAACCGGCAGGATGATCTACAGGAATAGGATTTTCCCCTTTTTTTCTAAATAAAATTAAATAATCTGCACTTGCAACTCCACCATAAACACCGTCATCGACAATAGTTTTATGCGACAAATTATGTGTCATAGTTCTATTCCTCACCCATAAAGGTTCTTTCCAAATTGTATGACGTGCAATATAGTCCCATCCTAATTTTTGGTGTAATTTTATAATATCTCCAGGCAGGTCGGTTAGACTATCTTTTCCACAATTGCCTGATGGTATATCGGTACAATGAACTGCTGTTATTCTGCCTTTTATTGTTATTCTATTCAATTCATTTACGACATATTCATAATGCTCAAAAAATTCATCATAATCATAACAATTTGATATATCTAAAGGATCAGAACTGTAATTATACAACCCTCCAAACGGAGGCGAGTATACTGATAAATGCATTGATTCATCTGGTAAATTTTTCATAACTTCATTACAATCGCCATTATAAACAACATAATTTTCAGTGATAGTTTGATTTTTTATAGCCATGATGGAATCTCCTGTTTTACTATGTTTTTGTTTTCGTTTTTAATTAATAATTCATTGTTCATTTCGCCAACAAGCTTTTTAAACATTTCTTTTGCTTGGTTCATTTTTCTTTGCATATTTCTCATTACCAACTCATCGCCTTCTGTCATAACTATATCAACATAAACATTTCTTTCCTGGCCAAATCGCCAACATCTTCTAACTGTTTGATAATATTGTTCATAACTATGTGATGGGAAATATGTTATATGATTACAATGTTGAAAATTTAAACCCCAAGCGCCAATTTTGGGTTTAGTAATCAAGCATTTTATTTTTTTTTCTGCAAATCCAAACAATCTCTCTTCCTTTTGTTCTGTTTTATGACGACCATGCACTTGTACTGAATTATTAATCATTTTTTCTAAAAGATCTCCCTCTTGGTTTAATTGGCACATAACGAAAGAAAAATCCTTTTTTTTATTTACTACTTCTGCCACTTTTTCACATCGTTCTGTTATTGTTCTTTTTCTTTCTTTTCTCTGTTCATCTAAATTTTTTGCAGGTAAAGGTAAAAATGTCCCGTCTGCGCAAGTTCTTGTTTCTACTATTATTGAATTTTCTGATAATTTTGGCAACATGAATTTATCGTTGTTAAATCCTAAATCTGATGGCATTCTACAAGCTTTTGCCCATGAGCACACCCACCTCCAAAACGGTGTTTCTGAATGCCCTCTAAATCTCCATTTTGGAGCCTCACCATACATTCTTTTTAATCCTGAATTGTTAAGGTCATTTTTAAAAAATCTATTAAGCATATCCATAAAACCAAGATACCCTAACGCTTCTGATGATGTACCTAATTCTATGTAATCGTTCGGCGCTGCTGTTGCTGTTGTTAATAACCTATATGGTATTTTCTTCATAAATTGGGTTATTTCTCTTTTAATAGATCCGTTAAAAGATTTTAGTATACTTGATTCATCACAGACAATACCACCAAATTCCTGCCAGTTAAAATGTTTTAATTTTTCATAGTTCGTTGCTATTATTTTACTTTTATATTGTCCTTTTGAAAGCTTACATTCTATATCAAATTTTTTAGCTTCTTTTACTGTTTGAATCGAAACAGCAAGCGGAGTAAAAATTATTACAGGCTTATTTGTTTTTCTAACTATGTTTTCAGCCCAAACTAATTGCATAGGAGTTTTCCCAAGTCCACAATCGGCAAAAATTGCACTTCTCCCTTTTTTAATAGACCATTCAACCAAACACTTTTGAAAATCAAAAAGATAATCAGGCATAAATATAGGATCAAATCCATAGCCTATACCTGTATGCTGTTTTTTTAAGATAAAACTATTATAATTCATACTGCCACCAAAGATAAAAAAGAGGAAGTCAAATAGCCTGCAAACCTGGAAGGAAAAAACCAGGAAACTATTATCATTCCTCTTATGTTTGTCATTGAAATTTTTCCTTTTTTGAAGTTTGTACTATTTGCAGTTTAGTACTAATTATAATATAATTTATGCCTTTTTATTGTCAAGAATTTTCTCCAAAGATTTCACAAGCCCAAAAATAAAATAACTGGCCATAATAGCCAAATAAGGTGTCATTTCTATTGGTATTGGATTGTCAAATATTTTGATTACCAGGGAAGTATTATATAATCCTGATTCTGGCACATATAACCATTGGTGAAAGTACCCACAGGCTATATGATCCCATATAACTTCAACAGATACAATGATTAATAGCACTCTGTTAAAGTGTTTCATTTGGTCTTTAAACACAAACACATAACTTAAAAGAGGTATCACACTAAAAAATAACACAATAAAAGTTCCGCATTTCCCAAATATTAAAATGCCTACCCAATTATTAACAACTAAAAACAATCCATAAAATATATACCAAAATATTGACCATTTCCGGCTATATTCTTTCTTAGGCTCAGTCAAAAAAACAATAAGAATAAAAAATCCCCCGGTAATAACAATAAAAAAGTAATCTTCGAGAGCCATTCCAAGAATATATATGCCAAGAATAGCGTTTTTTGGGAAGAACCACATACTATTAACCAAAAGGCACCAA